GGCTTTGTATATGATGGTCCACCTGAACTCGTGGTACCTGTTCTAACATACGTTCCATTCACATCTTCTGTCCCAGCACCGAAGACTACTACTTCGTCGAGTGGTGGAATATTTGGGTCTCTGAGGGCTCGGCCTCTCCAATTTGTGACAAGATCTGGTGTTGCAACATCATCTGTACTATAAACATCATCATACCAAGGGCCCAAAGGCTGAAGTCTCGACACACCCGAACCCCCGAATCCACTCTTTGCACCGCTTCCAGTTTGTGACATCCGCCACGCTTTTTGATCATCATTGCTATAGAAATCAGCATCCCAACTAAGTGTCCACTTCTTACTAACACTGGTATTTTCACTGGTGCCATAACTCACATAACTATTTTTACCATTAATAGTCCCTGAGATGAACCAATCTCTCGAATCAAATGTGAAAGATGGAAAAATAATATCAGTGTTACTTAATGATTTTGCAGTGGTAGTTGTTATAACTTTTCCATTTACATCGGGTGAACCACCTTCAATTCCGCTGATACTTATTTTTCTATTCTGATCAAATGAACTTAGGTAACCAAACGGTTCTGAATCAAACTCTTCACCTGCAAAAACACCTTCAGTGATATCATGATCCTCTGAAAATGTAATAGTAACTGTATCACCAGATCTGCTTACGCTATCACCAATTACGGGTTTTACTAACTTTGTAGCAACCCTGTGCCCCGCATCTAAATTTCTTCTAACATCAAACCAGTCTGTAATGAGCCACGGTTTCTGACTACTTACTGTTAGTAGATCTCCCGATGGCGCTCTTAAGAACGGTTCTTTCAACGGATCTTCATTACGAATAGTCCATGCGTGAGTGGCTACTAAATCTTCCACATACTGAACAATACTTAATATTACATTTTCACCATTTAATTTTCTTAGAATCCATCTAGATTCATTGAAATTACCTTCTGAAATTCTACTGTATTCACCACTACCCTCATAAACGCCGGAAATATCAATCATTGGCGGTTCACCTTCGAGAGTATACAGATTTCCTATATATTCTTGTGTTGGAATAAACTCAAGAACAGAATACTCATCATATTTTTTATCAATGTATGATATCTGTTCATTGTAACTCCGTGGCCAATCATCCAAAGAATTAAGTTTCTCATTGGCTACAAAGAAAGTCCAATGATATTCTGAGTTACCATATAACTTATGAGAAACACCATCGGGTCTTTCTCCATCCTTAATATCATAATATCTGTAACTTGTTATATCATCGATCAATGTCTCATTAACATCAACGTGCCTATAGATATCAATTATGGATGTATTAATATTACTCCCATTGACTTTATAATCTATTAGTGGAAACTGTGAAAAAATGCTCATATTAATCTCGGTTTAAAGTGTTAGCAGCTAAACTATTTACAGTAGCCCGGCCTCCACGAATCCCTCTAGATCCAGACCTATCCTCCTCCATTTTTTTGAAATCTTTTCGTGTTAGGGCCCTTGTTTCTTGGAACTGTAAAGAGATATTTACCGAAAGTGGTGCGGAATCATTAAAATATAAATTTGCTTCAGAGTTAAAAGTTGACTCACATTGTGTTAAATAGCAACTATAAATCTTTGGGATGAATTTATTTTCAGGCTCATTGTCACCAACATTCATAAAGCGGATCGTCCATACAGGAGGAAAGTCTAGCGTAAGATTACTAGAATCCTCCTTCTGACTTGCGTATGTAAATTTTCTAAATGTTGTATGGATTTCGTTAATTAAATTGGATTCAGCTGGCGTGGTCGCAATCAGTTTAAAATTAAAACCAAAATTTCTAACTTTATTAGTTACAAAGGATGTATTTGTGTTTGGATTGATAATTGTTTTGGTCGCGAAAGCTACCTGCTCCGAAATAGGTGTCGCCTTCGACGCGATCTGTAAAATTTGTGATGCCTTTACTGATGAAACAGCGCCGATACCTTCGCCCTGCGCCATTGAATTAATAGTATTAGTAGCAGAGCCTAGATCTATTGTATTATAGTCCGCGCCATCCGAGAATGCCATCGAAGCTGGTATCGGAAGAACGATGTGATGTTGATCTGCCAGACCATCACTGCGATTATATGCAGTAAATTTTATTATAGGCCTCACACCCCTTTGTGAGCGGATTTCATCTGGAAACACAATAGTGGTACCAGTGTTGTTATAAATATTATTATTACCCATATATGTTATTTATATGAAAACTTACAGAGGAAAATATAAAGTAAAGAATATAAGTAAATATGAAGGAGATTATTCTAATTGCACATTTCGTTCACTTTGGGAACGTCAAGTCTTTAGATGGTTGGATGATCATCCAAAGGTGTTAAAATGGGGCTCGGAAACAGTTGTTATACCATATAGATGTAAGACTGATGGTAAACCTCATAGATACTTCACTGATCTAAAAATAAAAATGGATAATGGTAAAACATATATCATTGAGATCAAACCCAAAGCACAGACAAGAGAACCCAAAGTAAAGTCTAGAAAGACTAAGAGGTATATCACTGAGGTTATGCAATACGTAAAGAACACTTCCAAATGGGAAGCTGCTAAAGAGTATTGTGAGAATCGTGGCTGGGAATTCGCAATCTGGACTGAAGATGAGATCCAATCCTTCGGAATAAAGCTTGTCTTACCCAAGAAACCAAAGAAGAAATGATATAAATACATTATATGGCCAAGACTTCTTACTTTGATAAAATCCAAGCTGCTGCATTCCGTGCTGGTGTCACACCAAGATCATCGGATTCCTTGGAATGGTTTCGTACAAAGGTGAAGACAATTGTAAGACCTACACGTGATAATCTATTGAAGGATAGTGCTCTGAAGAAGGTGAACAGACCACTCACAGGTCGTATGTTCATGTATTTCTATGATCCAAAGACAAAGGATACATTACCATACTATGATAGATTCCCTCTGATCATTATGATCGACCGTGCACCAAAAGGTTTCTATGGATTGAATCTACATTATCTTTCTCCCAAGTTAAGAGCTAAGTTCTTTGATAAACTTTTGGAGTTTAGTAATAATAAAAAATATGATAGTTCAACAAAATTTAGAATTACATATGACTTTCTCAAGGCTTCTTCAAAGTTAAAAGAATTTCAACCTTGCTTTAAAAGATATTTAAATCAACACGTAACATCAACAATTGCTGAAGTTCCATCGACTGAATGGGAAGCGGCTTTATTTTTACCAACTGAACAGTTTGCTAAGAAGAGTAAGTCTTCAGTTTGGGGAATTTCAAAGAAATCAATCTAATGGGACCAATAGAAAAAATAAAAGGAGAGATAAGTAGAAGAGGTTTAGCGAATCCAAATAGATTTACCGCTAAATTCGGTCTACCAAATTATGTGACCAGACAAGTGCCGGATCTCGCGTTTGGTAAAGAATCATTAAATATCTTGTGTGAGTCGATTAATTTTCCTGGTAAGCAAATTGAGACAGTTGATTACTCAATGTATAGAAACCCCTTGAAAGTTCCAAGCGGCTTCATTAATGATGAGGTCTCTGTTACATTCAGATTAACTGAAGACTTCCTTGCTAAAAGAGTCTTTGAGATATGGCAGGCGGGAATCATTGATCAGACTACATATAAGGCTCGATATCGTGAGGATTATGTTGAAGATATGCTGCTTGTTCATCAAGATAAACAAGATAAAGCACGATATTCCATCAAGTTAATTGAATGCTACCCCATCACAGTGGGCTCCATTGAAAAATCACATGAGGTGACAGATACAACGTTAAGATTAACCGTGACCTTCGCATGTAAAGATATTTTGGCTGATAATGACAATGATTCATATACTTCGCGTGGCATTCGCGCATATGAATTCGATGCTGATGCCAAGAATGCGCGAATCATGAACAATCCTTTTGGAATTTTCAGAAGATAAATTTTAAGGGTATAAATAACAACAACACTAAATCATAAACTAAATTATTAAAATATTATGGCATTACCAATACTAGAAACAGCTAAACACACGATTGAAATCCCTTCTACTAAGAAGAAAATTGAAATCCGCCCTTTCCTTGTGAGAGAAGAGAAAATTTTACTCCAAGCCCAGTCATCTGGTGATACAAATGAAATTATTAAAGCTGTTACAGAGATTATCAGCGTATGCTCATTTGAAAAGATTAAACCAAATGATCTCACACTCTTTGATCTTGAATATATCTTTCTCAAACTACGAGCTATCAGTATTGGCGAAACCGTGCAGTTTAATATTAAATGTCAAAGCTGTGACAAATTGAGTGTCACTGATATCGATCTAACTGAAGCAAAGATCATTTGGTCTGAAAAGAAAATTGATAATAAGATTAAACTGACTGATGAAGTCGGTCTTATGCTTAGACCTATCCGTGTTAAAGATATGAGCAAGATTGAGGATGATCTTACTGCATCAATCATTGCCTCAATCGAATCTATCTATGATGAAGATAACGTACATATGACAGATGATACCGATAAAAAGGAACTTGTACAATTTGTGGATTCATTAAATCACGCAAATCTTGAAGCAATTCAAAAATACATTGAGAATCAACCTAAATTAGAACACACTTTTAAATATACATGCTTACTTTGTGATCATGAAAATGAACACACACTTTCGGGATTAAGTGATTTTTTTATCTAAGTCTTTCACATGAGTCATTAGCTAATCACTATCAAACCAACTTTGCGATGATGCAACATCACAAATACAGTTTGACTGAATTGGATAATATGATTCCTTGGGAGAGACAGATATATGTCGGCTTGTTACAATCTTATATTGCGGAAGAAAATGAGAAAATAAAACAAAGAAATGCCTCAAGAAAATAACAGTCTAGCTCAGATAACCGATAAACTTACACAAGTTCAAGATGCGAATTCAGATGTCGCCAGAGAACAAGTTGTCGCCGCATTAAAAGAACACTTTTCAAAAATCTCTGAAGTATATACAACTAGTGCTTCAGAGATTGGTAAAGGTGTTCAGATGGGTATCTCAAAAATCAACTTGGTAGAGCTGGATGGTTCTGATGTGCAATCTAATAATCAACCGGGCAGTAATCAAACTGTTAATCAGACTAGTAATCAGAAGCCCCTTGGTGATACATCTAAATTAAATCCTCTCAATAATATACTGGCTCTAAAGTTTTTTAAAATTAAGAAAAATATTCTTAAAGCGGTAGACTCCGAAACGCAAGGTGGTAAGTTGAAAGGTCTGGAAATTGATAAGAAAATATCATTATCCGACATACTTGGCGAAGCGCCCGAGGTGAATATGATTCATGCGTTTAGATGGATGCGCATTAAGAAAAATATTCTTAAAAAGGCTGAGAAAGCAACAAAGTCTGCCGAAGTTGAGATAGATGATACTATATCTCTTAGTGATCTCCTTGGTTCAACGCCCGAACAAGATATCTTGACAAAGGGTAGATTCTTTATGATTCGACAGGGGTTGTTGAGTAAGATTTCCAAGACAGCAAAGGATTTTGACCCGCAACAATCAGTTAATGAAATAACTGGTGGCCTTGGCGGAGGAACAACTAACACTAACACAAGTAGCAGCCTAGTTTCTTCTGGAGATACTAACACAAGTAGCAGCCTAGTTTCTTCTGGAGATACTAACACAAGTAGCAGCCTAGTTTCTTCTGGAGATACTAACACAACAACATCTTCTATCGATAGTGGTACTTCAGTTGAAATATTAAAGGGTATATCAAATAGCATAATTGAATTATGGTCGGACATATCCGACCCGATCATTGGTACTTTTAATGCTGTGACTTCAATGGAGTCTAATTCTCAGGGAGACGCGCTTCAGAATCGTGAAGATAGAAAAGAAGATATTAGGTTACAATTGAGACACATCAAGGCCCTAGAGGATCTTAAAGATGGTGTGAATAGTTCTGGGGTCGGTGGAGGAAAGAGATTTGGAGGAGGAGGTGGTGATGACGGCGACGGCATCAGTCTGCCCGAGTTGTTATTGCTCGGGAACAGCGGCAGGATCTTTAAGGCCATCATGGCTCTTGGTCCAACAGTTACTGCGCTGGGACTTGTTGCCAAAAGACTAATCCCATTCGCCGCCGCGGCTTCGATCGGGGCCGCTTTAATTGCAAATGACCAAGAGGAAACTGTAGGTTCAGCCGCAACAACAATTGCGAGGAAAACACCTCAGTCAGTTGCGAAAACAGCGAACAGTGCAAAAAGTTCCGTTGCCGCACTTAGGGCTGGTGTTACTGAAAGTGTTTCGAGAATTAGTAATGTTGTTAAAGATAACAGTGATATACTATCCGATCTTAGCACGAATTCGGAAGTCGCCGAGACTGCATCCAATGGTATCGGACTTGAAACAAAACCAAAAGCAAAACCTAGTCTTTTTTCAAGACTTAAGGGTGGTGCAAAATCACTCGGATCAAAGGCTGCAGCCAGTATAAGTTCTAGTTTTACTGCTACCAAAGCCGCGATTGGAACTGGACTTAGTGCAGCAAGTAATACAATTTCCTCAACTGCTGGCGCTGTTAAGACTATGGCTGGAAATGGTCTCAGTGCTGTACGTGGCGCAGCCATCACTGGAGCAACGTGGCTTGGAAATAAAGCATTGCAACCACTTGCAGATGGTACAGCTGATGCAATCAGAAAGGGTTCATCAAGATTATTCAGTGCAGGCGCACCTATGTTGAAAAAAGTTCCAATCATTGGAACAGTTGTTGAAAGTATATTTGCCAATAATGATATTAAGGGAATACTAGAAGATCCAACAAAATCAAAGGGAGAAAAAAATGAGGCAGTAGGCACTAGATTTCTTGAAGCAATCGGCGGGCCAACTGGAGCCGCCATATCAGTCGGTCTATTAACCGCTCTCACAGGTGGACTTGGGCTACCAGCTGCGTTTATTGCAGCCGTTGGTGGAGATTTAGCAGGAAGATTTGCCGCAGGAATCTTTGCAAAGGTGTTGCCAACAGATATGATTGGCTCTGGCATCACAAACGCATTCTATGGTGATGTATCGGATGAAGAAGTCGGAGCAACATCCCCACTAGTTACTACTCCAACCCCTATTGAATCACCCATAAAATCTCTGAATAGTAATACACTCACTGGCGGCGCTTCAGTGGAAGTTGGAACAGCCGCGCCTATATCTTCTATTAAACCCGACCCGACGATGTCACAAAGATTTGAGGGTTTTGATGCCACAGGTGCATCTACAACTGCTCTAGCAACAGTTGCATTTCAAAGGACACCATCACTTAAATCTATGGATTCTGCTGAGACTCGACTCATAAAGTCACAGGAGGCTGTTAGTTCTGGTAAATTATCTAGAGAATCCTTTGTTGAGAGTATCAATGATGGTTTAAGTTATAGAGGAATCGAGGCGCGTGTATCAGAAACAGATCTGGTTAAGGTTAATTTGCTGGAGCCTTCTGATTCGATCAAACTGCGCCCCCGTACACCAGTTATGACAGGAGATCCATATTCTATAACCACTATTCCAGACATCTCTGTGGGCGCCACATCAAGTTTATCATCGAAATTAATAGATAAAAGTGAAGAATCTGCTTATGACTCTCAAGTTTCTGTAATACAAAGCCTCAATAAAATTGAAGAGGATAATAAAATACAACTTGTTGATATTTTAACTGGTTCTCAATTAGACTCGGAGCAAAGACGTATGAATCAGATGAAAGAGTTTGAAGTTCTACAGGCTTCAGTCGGAACATCTTCAGGAATAACATCAATTGTGAATCGGGGTGGCGACAATAACAATGTCACAAACACATCTATTGGACTGGATCAACACATCGATCGCACGATGGAGTTAGTTCCTACTTTTTAAATAAAAAGGGCGACACCGATCTGGTGTCGCCCCCTGCCATTGAGTGATTCTTAACCCTTAGCTTTGTGCTAGTTTAGCAAAATAACTAAGTGTGTCTTCATCTCCATCCGCGACTGCATTATCCACTTGAGGTGTTGGAGCTGGCGTCTCAGCTGGGCTTGGAGTCGGTGTCGGAGCGTTATCAATAGCGGGCTCTCGTGTTACACTCAACTCTTGTACCATCTTCTCATGTAGCGTATCGGCAATTTCTTCTTCTCCAAGAACATCGTACAGCTTCTTCTTTAAGTCAGCATACGATTTATAACTTTCTTGGTTAATGAACTCATTCAGTCCATGAAGTTTTTCATAAATCGCTTCTAACTTTGCTTCTTCACCATCAAACAATTCAGACTGAGAATCGAATTCAGACTTGTCGTAATTACGATATCCTTCGACCTGGCGAATCTTCAACTTGAAGTTTGCTCCACCCCAGAAATCGAATGGATTAACTGGTGTTTCATCTTCGAATTGAGGTTGCATGACATCCATGATCTTATCAAAGATCTTCTTACCATACTTGTAGAGGAATACTTTTCCTTCATTCTGTGGATTCGCTGTATCAGAGATCACAAGAATATTTGAAACGTGATGGAGTCGGCGCTTGCGTTGGCGAGCAACTTCTTTATCCGATTCGATACCACTATTCCATAGTTGAGTATTCATTTCACTTACTGGATCTTGTTGACCGATAGAAGTCAAAGACTTTTCGATGTACCACTTACCAGTTGGGCCCTTGAAGCCGTGGTCCCAGTAACGAACCCAAGGGAGATCCTCGCCTTCGACTGCTGGAAGAAAGCGAATAACGGCATAACCATTACCTGCTTTATCTACTGTTGGTGCCCACATACGATCATCACCATATGACTTCTTTTCAGAAGTGTTTTCTGCAGCCTTAACTAGGTTTGCAATTGCTTCGGCACGTTTTTGTTTTAGTTCTTGAAACGACATATTATTTGTATATTATTTGTATTGTTAGTATTTTGT